GAGCGGCGCAGCCGGGGAGGGCTCTGGTGAGCCGGCGCACGATCAAGATCAAGCTTGGGCCCCTCTCTGGCGCGGACCTGCGCGCCCAATTGCGGCGCGCCGACGAAGAGCGAGCGCGGCGCGACGCCTGCGTTTTCCACTTCTTCGTTCGCGTCGCGAATGAGTCGCCGCGCTGGTACTGCCCAAAGTGCAACAGCGGCGTCGGGCAGGAGTACATTCGCGGCTTCGTCAGTGGCTTGATCGCCAGCGGCGAGGAGCCCGCGAAATTCATCGCCGACTATGGGACCTGGCCATGAGCACGCCCAGCACGCCTCGCGACATGATCGCCGAAGGGGACCGCACCGGCATGCACGGGCCCTCGCCTGTGCTCGGCCCCGATGGGCAGGATGCGCGGCGCTATCTTGCGCTCCAAGAGCGTGAGGCGCTGAAGGAGGAGATCGCCCGCCCCGAGCTGATCGGCGTGCGCGCCTTCTGGGATCAGTCGATCGCCTCCGGCCTGACGCCCGAGCGCATGGGGACGATCCTGCGCCAGGCCGTCCGGGGCGATCATCGCGCCTTCCTCGAGCTCGCGGAGGAAATGGAGGAGCGCGACCCGCACTATCTCTCGGTGCTGTCGACCCGCAAGCGCGCGCTGTCGCGCCTGAGGCCGGTCGTCGAGCCCGCGAGCGAGAAGCGGGTCGACAAAAAGATAGCCGACGCGGTGCGCGACCTGCTCGGCGAGCCGCAATTTCGCGACATGATGCGCGACCTCACCGACGCCTACGGCAAGGGCTATTCGTGCGTCGAGATCATGTGGGGCGAGCGCGACGGACTGTGGCGACCGAACGCCTATCGCTGGCGCGACCCGAAATATTTCACCTTCGACTTCATCTCGCGCTCCGAGGTGCGCCTCGCCGTGCTCGGCACGATCGACGGCGTCGCGCTGCCGCCGGCCAAATTCATCGTCCACACGCCGAAGCTGAAAAGCGGCATTCCGATTCGCGGCGGCTTCGCGCGCCTCGCCGCCTGGGCGTGGATGTTCAAGACCTACACGATGAAGGATTGGATGGCCTTCCTCGACGTGTTCGGCATGCCGATCCGCGTCGGCAAGTATCATCCCGCCGCGACGCCGGAGGATCGCCGCAAGCTGCTGACCGCCGTCGCCTCTATCGCGACGGACGCCGCCGCGATCATTCCCGAGAGCATGGCGATCGACTTCATCGAGTCGAAGGCCCACGCCGACAAGCCCTTCGAGAACATGGGCGCCTTCATGGACCGCCAGATGTCGAAGGCGATCCTCGGCCAGACGATGACGACGGACGAAGGCGGCAGCCTCGCTCAGGCGCGCGTCCACAACCTCATCCGCATCGACATTCTCGAGGACGACGCCGACCAGGTCGGCGCGACGCTCAATCGCGATCTCGTCGGCCCGTTCGTCGATCTCAATTTCGGCGCCGACGCGCCGCGCCCCTATGCGGTGCTGCCGGTCGCAGAGCCCGAGGACGTCGCCGCGCTCACCAGCGCGCTCAGCGCGCTCGTGCCGCTCGGCCTCAAGGTCAGCATGCGCGAGGTGCGCGAGAAGGTCGGGTTTGGGGAGCCGGAAGAGGATGAGGAGATGCTCGCCGCGCCGCAGGGCGGGACGGGCGCCAAGCCGTTGACGCCCAACCAGCTCGACCGCGCCTGGAACGCGATGCGACGCGGCTGCCCGTGTTGCGGCGAGAAGGTCGCGCTCAACGCTGAGGACGCGAGCGCCGTCGCGCTCGACGAGGTCGAAGAGATCGGCCAGACGGGGGCCGATGACTGGGAGCCGCAGATCTCGCCGATCGTCGAGAAGGTTCTCGCGGCCGCGCGCGCCTCGACATCCTTCGAGGAGTTTTCCGCAGCGCTCGACCGGCTCGCCGGCGAGATCGACGCCGACCCGCTGGCCAAACGCCTGGCGATCGCGCAGCTCAAGGCGCGCGGGCTCGGCGACGTCGGCCTCGGCCGGCAGTGACCGATGGCCGAGTTCGACCATCCTCCCGCCGAGGTCCAGCGCTATTTCGACGCCAAGGCGATCAAGCCGAGCTTTGACTGGCGCGATCTCTCCTTCGACGAACATGCGACGGCGTTCACGGTGGCCAAGAGCGCCGGCTACGACATTCTCGCCGACGTCAAAGGCGCATTGTCGAAGGCGATCCGCGAACGCATGGATTTCGACGAGTTCCGTAAGGGGCTCGAGCCCGTCCTCAAGGCCAAGGGCTGGTGGGGCAAGGCGAGCGCGGTCGATCCTCAGACCGGCGAAAGCCGGACCGTGCAGCTCGGATCGGCGCGCCGCCTCAGCACGATCTATTGGGCGAACGTCAATTCCGCCTATGCGGCGGGAGAATGGGAGCGCATCCAGCGCACCAAGCGCGTGCTGCCGTACCTGCAATATCTGCACACGATCGCGGAGCATCCGCGCGCGCAGCATCTCGCCTGGGTTGGGACGATCCTTCCAGTCGACGACGCCTGGTGGGCGACCCACTACCCGCCGAACGGCTGGAAATGCCAATGTCGCGTGCGCCAGATCGCCGACGCGGAAGCCGAGCGGCTGGGCTACGACCGCGACGACCCGCAGCGGCCGGTCGACTTCGGAACGAGGAAATACGTCAACAAGCGCACCGGCGAGGTGACCGACGTTCCCGTTGGCATCGATCCCGGCTGGGCTCAGAATCCCGGCATGGCGCGCACGGAGAACGCCGCGAAGTTCATCGCCGGCCGGATCGACGCGATGAGCGGCGAGGCGCGCGCGGCCGCCGTCGCCGACCTCGCTGATTCCTGGCTGATGAAACGGATCGCTTCGGGAACGATCCCCTTCGACGCGACCTCGCGCGATCCGGCGATGATCGCGCGGGGCCGCATCGCCGTTCCCTTCGCGGCGCTCAGCGACGAACTCGCCGGCGCGATCGGCGCCGAGGCGCGAGCCGTCATGCTGTCGGTCGCCGACGCGACGAAGCAGGTCGAGAAGCGGCGGACACGCGCCGACGAGAAGGGACGCACCGATTTGCAGGTGACGCCGGGGCGCTACTGGATCGTCCAGGCGCTGATCGACGCCGGCGAGGCGATCGCGCAAGGCGCGACGCTCGTGCTGCAAGGCTTTGTCGAAGGCGAATATTGGCACGCGGCGATCCGCCGAGCCGGCGCGGACGCCAGCGAGCTCTACCTCAAGAGCCTGCGACGCGCGGACCCGGAGCGGGCGGGCGAGGCGCGCGCTCGAGGGGATGTCGTCAGGCGATCGGGGGAATGAATGGCCGGGGGGTCGGAAGGTCCCCGCGGGCAGAAGCCCGGCACTCCTTGCTCGGCCGGGCTCAATCCTAGTCGCATCGCGGCTTTTTTTCAATGCGCCGGGCGGGCCTTCGCGGCGCCTCGCCGATCGCTCCGAGGGCCGATCCGCAGAAACGGGCTGGGAAGGCCGTCGCCGGATTTGGACGCGCCATCGTAGCGCCGGAGCCGACTTTGCCGCCCACGGCTTAAAATGGCCTTTTAACGTCGATCCTGTCTGGGGGAGGGCGACCGCCTCGCGGCGTGGCGCGGCGACAAGAGCGTTCCGACGACCAAATCCCGCAAAGGGGTGAAAGGTTTCACCCTGCTTTCGGGCGGCGTCTCCCGATCAATTGGCCACATGACGGGCCAAGCCGCAACCCCCTTCCGCGATCTCGCGCCGAACGCCGGCGCCGGGATGGCGCTCGCGCTTTCCTCGGAGGGCGCGGCGCCGGAATGGGTGCAGTTGCTGCCGGCCGGCCCGACGCTCATCGGTCGCGACGGCCGCTCCTGGACGCTGCGCGATGTCGACCGCCTCGTCGCCGCTTTCGCGCCTCCCTTCGTGATCGACTACGAGCATGCGCAGGACAAGCTCGCCGCGAACGGCCAGGAAGCGCCGGCCGCGGGTTGGGTCGAGGAGCTTCGGGTCCGCAACGGCGAGACCTGGGCGCGCGTCGATTGGACGCCTCGCGCCAAGGCGGCGATCGCCGCGCGCGAATATCGCTTCATCAGCCCCGCCTTCACCTATTCGCCGGCCGACGGCTCCGTCGGCGCCCTCGTGGGCGCCAGCCTCGTCAACCGGCCCAACTTCCACATGACCGCCCTCAACGCCCAGGAGCCTTCGATGCTGAAAGAAATCGCCGCCGCGCTCGGGCTCGCCGAAGCCGCCACGGCGCCGGAGATCGTGACGGCGATCGGCGCGCTCAAATCCTCGACCGCGCTCAATGCGCAGCAACCCGATCTCGCCAAGTTCGTTCCGCGCGCCGATTACGAGCTGGCGCTCAACCGCGCCAAATCGGCCGAGGACAAGATCGCGGCGGCCGCGAAGTCGGCGCACGAGAGCGAGGTCGCCGCCGCGATCGACGGCGCGGTCAAGGGCGGCAAGATCGCGCCGGCCTCGCG